AAGAAAAAGAAATATTAAAACTAAAAGCAAGGCGCACACGAAAGACGTTAAGCGCATATATATTAAGTAAAACAATAGATTATGGAACAGAAGAATAACACAGGTGCAATCTTTAAAAACTTAGAATATGCCTTGTAAACCATTAGAACCAATTACGGAACCAGTAGATATTGAAGTTGAATTATCATTCCAATATGATAGGCTTAGACTGATATTCAATAATGATGAAGAGCATCCTTTTTTAAAAGGATTTAAACAAGCTATAGATATTATAATCGAACATAAAAATAAATAACAAATGGAAACAAAACAAAACACAGGAGTAATCTTTAAAAACAACTACAAAAAGACGGATTCACAACCAGACTACAAAGGCAAAGCAGTAATCGATGGAGTAGAGAAGGATGTAGCTTTATGGGTAAATGAATCTAAGAATGGTACTAAATACTTTAGTGCTACATTTAGCAAGCCTTACCAGGCAGAAGTAGAGGCTGGAGGCAATGAAGATGCTAAATATGATGCAAAAATGGCAAGAGGAGGAGATGATTTACCTTTTTAATGTATATTTGCAAAAGGTGTTTTAACCTTTAGATTAATAATTGTTGAGGAGGCGTGCAGAAATGTGCGCCTTTTTTTGTTATTAACAACTACCTGTTTATAATTACGTTATACATTTAGTAAAAAAAATTAACTACATTTGTTTAAGTACGGTCATGAAATGGATTAATCAAGTAGCTAAATACCATGAAGATTATCTTAGGATGGTCCGAAGTTTTGGCGAGGAGTTTATGGCTGAGGATATCGTACAGGAGATGTACATTAAGATAATGAAGCATGGCGATCCAGAGAGATTAGTGAATGAGAAAGGAGATGTAAATATGAGTTACATCTTTTTAATTATTCGGTGCATTGTTTATGATTTACAAAAGGAGCAAAAGAAATTACAAAAGGTATCTGATGAGGTTTTAAAAAATATGGGAGTAGAATATGATTATATCAGTAAGGGAGAGGCAGAATACGAGCTCGAAATAAAGATCAATGAGGAGATGAATACATGGGAGTACTTTGATAGAAGGTTATTCCAATTGTATAGAGATTCTGGTATGAGCATGCGTAAGATAGCATCAGAAACACGAATAAGTACAAAAACTATATTCTATAGCATAAAGAAAAGCAAAGAGAGATTGAGAGAGAAGTGTGCAGAGGATTATGAAGATTATATAAATGAAGATTACGAATTAATTTAAAAATTATGGAGAAAGATGTAAATTATTATGAGGCTTTAGATAAGCGCTCTAAAGAGTACAAGGAATGGAAGAAATCCCAAAAAGCTGAAGGCTTAGGAGATGTCGTAGAAAAGATTACTGAAGCTACAGGAATTAAGAAAGCCGTTAAGTGGTTAGCTGGTGACGATTGCGGATGCGATGAGAGAAAGGAGAAACTTAATAACTTATTCCCAAGTAGATTTAAAGCAGATTGCCTACAGGAAGACGAATACAAATGGCTCGATGAATGGTTTAAAGGAGGTAAGGGAGTAATGAAGCCTACAGAGCAGAAAGAGATGTTAGTAATATACAATAGAGTGTTTAATGCTCGCCAGCAATTTACTACTTGTTCAAGTTGCCTCAGAGATATAATGAATCGCATGCATAAAGTATATGAGGCTTATGGCGATTAAGATAGTAGGCAATCCAGTAAGGCATAAGAAGAGAATAGAAGAAATAAGGGAGAGGTTTGAAAGCTCTGGAGTGCAAGTAGAGGTAATATACAAAAACACGAATCATATATCAATAACCAATGAAAGCGGAGAAGGTAAAGATAAGCCAGGTAAAAACGAATCCGAATAATCCAAGATTAATTAAGGATCATAAATTCAAAAAGCTGGTTAAGTCTATTAAAGAATTTCCAGAGATGTTAGAGATACGGCCTATAGTAGTAGATAAAGATAATATTGTACTCGGAGGCAATATGAGATTAAGAGCATGTCAAGAGGCTGGATTAAAAGAAGTATACATTCTAAAAGCAAGCCAGCTAACAGAGAAGCAACAGAGAGAATTTATAATAAAAGATAATGTAGGATTTGGAGAATGGGATTGGGATGATTTGGCTAATGAATGGGATGCAGAGGAGTTAGAAGATTGGGGATTAGATTTGCCTGGCTTTGATTTGAACGCTGATGAATTAGGAACTGACTTTAGTTTGCCCGATGTAGATAAAGCGCCGTTTCAACAAATGACTTTTACTTTAGCAGATGAACAAGCAAACCAAATAAAGAACGCAATAGCAGATATTAAAGAAACTGAAGAATATAAATATTGCGAAACAATGGGCAACGAAAACACGAATGGAAACGCACTTTATTTAATCGTAATGCAATGGGCAGAGCAAAGGAAATAATAGTTAAGGTAATACCTGCAAAAATTGCAAATCAATTTGTAAAGAATCATCATTATTCTGGCAAGGTAGTCAATTTAAGTAATTTGCACTTTGGAGCTTTCTTAGATTCAAAATTGCATGGTGTGATGAGTTTCGGACCGCCTATGGATAAAAGAAACGTTTTAAATTTAGTCAAAACGTGCAACAATGGATTTAATGAAAAGTGGAATGAAATGCTCGAACTAAACCGAATGGCTTTTGATGACTATTTGCCTAAATATTCAGAAAGCAGATGCATTGCAATTGCTATAAGATTAATAAAAAAAAATGCGCCTCAAGTCAAATGGATTTTAAGTTATTCAGATGCAAGTCAATGTGGAGATGGGACAATATATAGAGCAAGTGGATTTAAATTGACTCAGATTAATAAAAATTCCACTATATACAAATTAACAAATGGCGAAATAGTTGCAAAAAGAGGTGATTCAAAATACAATTTTGAAGGAGCAAAGGCATTAAAAGGATTTCAAAATAGATATATTCTATTAATAGATAAAAAAGCGGAGCTTAATGTTTCGGAAATTCCATTTAAGAAAATAGATGAAATGGGTGCTGGAATGTATAAAGGCGAAAAAATAACTTTAAGTGAAAGAAATAGAGCGCAGCAATAGATTCGAACTTTACTTTTATTCTGGATTGAATAATGTGCTACCAATTACACTAACTGCGCTTATAAAACAAATATAATAAAAAATGGCTAACGAAGAAAACCTAATACCATACCAAAAAGGACAAAGCGGAAATCCTAAAGGCAGACCAAAAGGAAGCAAGAACCGAAGCACCATTGCAAAGAAGTGGCTATCTGTAGAGCAGAATCAAAAGAATCCGCTTACTAATCAAGATGAGGATATGAGCCAGGAGGATTTGATTACGCTGGCATTAATCAAGAAAGCAAGAAAGGGAGATGTACAAGCATATCAGAAATTACTTGATTCAGCATATGGCGCTCCTGTTCAACAGATAGAGCAAACAAATATAGAGCAACCTTTATTCCCAGATGTTAGTAAGGACAACGGCAATAAATAAAATATTAGCGTTAAAAAAACGAATCAAAATTATACAGGGAGGAACGTCTGCTGGTAAAACGTTTGGCATTATTCCTATCCTCATACATAAAGCGGCCGATGAGCCTAATCTTGAAATAAGCATAGTAGCTGAATCAATACCACATTTAAGAAGGGGAGCGCTTAGAGATTTCCAGAAGATCATGAAATGGACTAATAGATTCTATGAAGAGAGATTTAATAAGAGCCATTTAAGATATGATTTCTCCAATGGTAGCTTTATAGAGTTTTTTAGTGCAGATGACTCCAGCAAACTCAGAGGAGCGAGAAGAGATATCCTGTATATCAATGAGTGCAATAATATAATGTTTGATGCTTACAATGAACTTGCCATTCGTACAAAGAAGGAGGTATATTTAGACTTTAATCCGGCTAATGAGTTTTGGGTGCATACTGAGCTGAAGGATGAGGATGATGCAGATTTTATAATTCTTACATACAGGGATAATGAGGGCTTAGATGAGGGTATAGTCCAGCAGATAGAAAAGAATAGAGCCAAAGCAAAAACAAGCGCATATTGGGACAACTGGTGGAAGGTTTATGGAGAGGGGAAAATCGGACAATTGCAAGGCGCAGTATATAATAATTATACCATCATAGATACATTACCATCTGAGGCCAGGTTAATAGGTATTGGATTAGATTTTGGCTATTCTGCTGATCCTACTGCAATCATAGAAATATATCAATACAATAATAAAAGGATACTGCATGAGAAAGTATACCAAACTAAAATGTTAA